AACCGAAACCCGGAACGGGGTTTCGAAAGCAAACGGCTTGGCCCCCCCTGTTTGGGCGGGGGGGCACTGCGACATTTGCTAGGGGGCAAAAAGGGCTCCTGAAAAATTCAGCCATTTTTATAATTAATTAAAAAAAAAATATGGAAAAAGAATACGAAAGACTGAAAAACGAAATAGAAGAACTAACAAAAAAATACAAAAAGCAACTAAAGGAAATGAAAAAAGAGCTAACAATAATAAGAAAAACAATACGAAAAACAACACTAATCATACTATCAATAATAACTATAGGATGTAAAACAACTATAGAAATAAAGAATGAAATAAATATAAATAGAATTTCTAAATTTGATACATCAAAAAAAACAAAATAACAAAATGAACAGAGCAAGAGAACCAGGAAGAAAATACTATAGTATAAGTGAATACATAGACATCGAAACGGGGGAAATATTAACCGCCAACGATGCAGAAACAAAGTATAAAAAAATTAAATATGAAAAAAGCTATGAAAGCGACGACAGAAAAACAATTACTAAATATCAATACCAATGCAGACGTATTGGAGAGCAACTCGAACTCGAACTTGATTGAACGAGAAAATATCGAAAATACACCATTCACAGTAATAACAGAAAATGGGTATAGCTTCGGAGTGATGGCAGAATATAGAATCACGGAAAAATATGACACCAAAGAAGAAGTGAGACAAGAACTCAAAGAAATCACGTGGAATAAAATAATTCAAGTAACAGCATTACTAATCGAAAAACTAAAATAAAAATGGAAACAACACTAGGAGGAGACCGCTTAGGTAGCGGCAATAAGCAAAAAATATCAATGAGAAACTATGAGAGAAGTACACACGACCTCTCGTATATATGGAGAAGCACAATGGCACCCGGAACACTTGTTCCATTCTTAACAGAGTTGGGGTTACCGGGAGATACATTCGACATCGACTTAAATGTAAATGTAATGACGCATCCAACAATAGGACCACTATTTGGAAGCTTTAAAATACAATTAGACGTATTCCAATGTCCAATAAGACTATATAACGGAAAGTTACATATGAATAAATTGGGCATAGGAATGAATATGTCTCAAATCAAACTGCCACAATTAGAAGTATTCGCAAATACAGGAGCAAAACTAATCAAAAACGACAACGCACAAATAAACTCAAGTTGTATACTATCATATCTAAACATAAGAGGAATAGGAACAAACACCACTGGCGCGGACAACGTCGAAAACGTCAGATACTTTAATGCAATACCATATCTATCGTATTGGGATATATACAAAAATTACTACGCAAACAAGCAAGAAGAAGTGGGGTACGTTATACATAACCCAATGAATAACACGATAAACGAAATACTACAATTCCAAGTTATAGATATAACAACTGGTACAAATGTAGAATTAACATGGCAAACAGATTACGGAGTTAGAAGCTCCGAAAATACAATAGCAGTAATAAAATTTGAAAATGGAAATGAACCCGAAGCCACAAACATACTTATAAAAATAGATAACATAGAATATCCACTACCGGAAAAATTTAGAAAAATACAATGGAACGCTGTGACAAAAGAACTGTTATGCACAGACTATGAAACTGCAGGAATAAATGACGAAATTTGGCAATACACTAGCTACAACGGTTCAACAGTTAACCCACTATTACAACCGATAAAACTCGAAGAATTCCCACTAGAGAACATCGACAAAATGAGGGAAAAAATACTAAGTGAAACGGCAAACCCGAACGCATACGTAGTAAACAGAACCGCAGACACACCTTACAGACTACCGTTAATTAACGGAAATCTAACAATGCCTGATGGACTAAAAGCCTATAGTAAACTAAGCAGCCAAGAGGGACTCGCAATTAAAACTTATCAAAGCGACTTATTCAACAATTGGGTAAGTACAGAATGGATAGATGGCACTAATGGTATAAATGAAATAACAAGCATAGATACAAGTAGCGGAAGCTTCAACATCGACACGCTAAATCTAAGTAATAAAGTGTATAATATGTTAAACAGAATAGCAATCAGCGGAGGAACATATGACGACTGGTTAGATGCAGTTTATACACACGAGAGAATGAAGAGCCAAGAAACACCTATGTATATGGGTAGCTTAATCAGAGAACTATCATTCGAAGAAGTAGTTAGTAACGCAGCAAGCGGAGACGACCCACTGGGAACACTAGCAGGTAGAGGAGCAATGACAAGCAAGAAAAAAGGCGGAAAAATAAGAATCAAAGTAGACGAACCTAGCTATATAATGGGAATCATAAGCCTAACGCCAAGAGTAGACTACAGCCAAGGCAATAAATGGGATGTAAACCTTAAAACAATGGACGACTTCCATAAACCAGCACTTGACGAAATCGGTTTCCAAGACTTAATCACCGAGCAAATGGCGTGGTTTGACACAAATATAAACGATGAAAATGCACTGACATTCAAATCAGCAGGAAAACAGCCAGCGTGGATAAACTATATGACAAACGTAAACCAAGTAAGAGGAAATTTTGCAGTAGAACTAGAGCAAATGTGGATGACACTAAACCGAAGATATGAAAATGATGGAGGAAATATCAAGGACTTAACGACCTATATAGACCCATCAAAATACAATCATATATTCGCATCACCAGCACTGGATGCACAGTGCTTTTGGGTACAAATATCAAATGATATAACAGCGAGACGAAAAATGAGTGCAAAAATAATTCCAAATCTATAAATATGTATAAAACACCAAAATATGCACACAGTAGCATAACAAGAAATGCAAGCCTAGAGGGAGAGAGTATCGAAACGAAAATAGAAAGAGTAGTAACGAACAAAGAACCAATAAAGGATGGAGCACCGAATATATACACGGAGCGAAAAGATGGAGTAATCGCAGCTTATAATATAAAAACAGATAGGTTTGAAATAGCGTGCGAAGCTATGGACGCAGTAACGAGGACAGAGGTAAGCAAACGAATGGAAAGGATAAAAGAAAGAGAAGTAATAAAATTACCAACAGACAGCGGAGCTGAGCCAACACAAGGTACAAATTAATTAAAAAGGGGGGGAAACCCCCCTACTTAAAACACAAGTGGTACGCGTGTGTTATTAATAATCAAGTACAAAAAAATTGCTTGTAAAACAAGCACGAAATAAAAAAACATATAAAAATTAACATAAATAACTAAAAAGTAAGAAAAATGGGACTAGATATCGCAACAACAACAAAAGGAGCAGCACAAGCAGCAACAAATGCATCACCGTGGGGAGCAATAGCAAGTGAGGGAATGGGACTACTAGGAGGAATCGTCGGAATGATAGGACAAAGAAAACGAGAAGACAGAGCAATGAGGAACCAAGAAAAACTAATGGGGATACAACAACAAAATCAAATGATGCTAAATCAACAGAGTAAAGACTTAGCATTGCAGCAATGGAAAGACACAAATTACGGTCCACAAGTGGAAGAGATGAGAAAAGCAGGACTAAATCCAGCATTACTATATGGAATGAGTGGAGGAGGAGGAGCAACAACGGGAGGAGCACAGGGAGGAAGCGCAGCAAGCGGAAACGCACCAGCACCACAACCAATGCCAATGGATATGGCAAGTATGATGCAAATGAGCCTAATAGCCGCACAAAAAGCACTAATGGAAGCACAAGCAAACAAAACAAACGTAGAAGCCAAAAAACTAGAGGGAGCAGACACCGAAAATGTAAACGCAAACACAGCACTAACAAAAACATTAAAAGCAATAGAAGATATAAACCTAAGTATCAAAGACGAAACAAGAAACACTGTAGTAACAAAAATAGGAGCAGAAACAAACAGCGCAATAGGACAAGCAAAGAGCAACTTAACAAAAGGAAATATTGATGAAACCACATATCAAGACCAAATAAAACAAATAGTACAAACGGCAATTGGAACAACGCTAAATAATAAACTAATAAAAGCGAACACAAACCTAACAGAAACACAAACTAAAGCTATAGCAGATACTATAGCAATAGGATATATAAATGCATACGCAAATCAAAGAAACGCAAATTCAAATGAAACAAACGCAACAACACAATTAAGAAAACAAATGGCAGACGTCCTGTATCAAAATGGAGTAATAGACTTAGGGGAACAAAAAGTTATGATAGATGCACTATCAAATATAATAGGAATAGCAACGGGAAAAGTCCCAAATGAAACACCAAGAGGAAAAGTAGGTTACTAATGTGCTTATATCCAAGACTAATAAAAAATAAAAAATACACACCAACAAAGAAAAACGGGGGAGTGGTGCCCCCCATAATGGATAATAGAGTACTAGCAGTACCAGTAGGATGCAATAAATGTATCGAATGTAAAAAACAAAAAGCAAGACAATGGCAAGTACGAATGAACGAAGAACTAAGAACAAATACACAAGCGACGTTCGTAACACTAACGTTCAGTAATGAAGAATATACGAAGCTAAGCAAAGAAGTAACAACAACTGGAGGATACGAACACGACAACGAAATCGCAACATTAGCAGTTAGAAGATTTCTAGAAAGATGGAGAAAGAAAACAACAAAAAGCGTTAAACACTGGTTAATAACAGAAATAGGCGGAGAGAGATACGAAAAAATACACTTACACGGTATAATATGGAGTAAAGACGAAAAAGAAATAAAAGAAAAATGGAAATACGGATTCGTATATATAGGAGAATATGTAAACGAAGAAACAATAGGATACATAACTAAATATGTAAACAAAATAGACCAAAAACACAAAAGCTACAATAGTAAAATACTATGCAGTCCAGGAATAGGAAAAAATTATATCAATAGAGCAGACAGTCAAAACAACAAATACCAGGAGGGAAAAACAAAAGAAACATATACGACAAGAACAGGAACAAAATTAAACCTTCCAATATACTACAGAAACAAACTCTACACAGACGAAGAACGAGAAAAATTATGGTTAGAGAAACTAGACAAAGAAGAAAGATATATATGCGGAGAAAAAATAAAAATAGATAAGGACAACACGGAATACTACAAACTATTAAAATACTACAGAGAAAAAAATAAAAGACTAGGTTACGGAGACAACAGTGCACAGTGGCAAAAAAATGAATATGAAGAAAAAAGAAGAATGATGCTACAAAAAAAAACAAGAGGAGAAGAAATAATAGAGATTAGAGAAGAAGAAGAAGAAAAAATCCTAATAAAAATCAGTCCTGAAGATGCATTCTAACAACAAGATCGTGCCTAAGTGCCACAATAAAACAAAGTCGGGGGCATTACGTGCTGCGCCCAGCAGGAAACCGCCGAAAAAGGCGGAGTCCTTGCAGTGCTGGCTTGCACGTGCCCCCGACAAGCTACACGGAATAAATAAAAAAAGAAAAACCGAAACCCGGAACGGGGTTTCGAAAGCAAACGGCTTGGCCCCCCCTGTTTGGGCGGGGGGGCACTGCGACATTTGCTAGGGGGCAAAAAGGGCTCCTGAAAAATTCAGCCATTTTTATAATTAA